CTTCGAATACTGCCTCTAATATATCTGTACTTTGTAATTCTGGAATATTTTCAGAAATATTGATGTATTTTAATTTTTTATTATCAATTACTAACATAGGAATATAATTCTCTATGTTCGTTAAAATTTTAGAAATGTTATTGGAATATCTAGATAACTCTTCATCGAGTTGAAAATTTTCAGTCTTGGCAAAATGTGTTAAGAACAATAAATTGTTTTCAGTTAATGAAAAAATCCAGGCTTTTTTGTCTCTATCCCAAGAAAAATGATCTAATGATTTTTTATTTCCTTTAATAATTTTAATGTAGTCTTCATTAAACGGAAATTCGACTTTTACAATTTTATTGTATACAGCATTCGATATGATCGACATTCTTTTAATACTAGATATCGAACGTAAAGGCAGTTTATATATAGGATTATCTAAGAAATTATCAATATTGGTGTTGAAATTTGTGGTCAATAAGTTTTTGTATCTTCGTAGAATTATTAGGGCGTAGTTTCCCTGTTTTTCAGTGAATCCTTTACCTTGCAATATTTGATTAGAAAAACTTGATACTAGATTTTTATCATTTGTATTAAGAATTTTATCTAATATGTAAGATAATTTTATAATTAAATCTTCTACTGTTGACATAAGTTATATTATACATTCAAAGTGTAATATCTTCAAGCCCTGCGGCTCTTAATTTAATAATATTGCTTAATTGCCATTGTTTAATATCCAGGCCTTTAATTATACCTAGCCATTGATTGCGGAGCATAGCAAATTCATTGATAATTTTTTCCATATCGACAACATCTGCTTCACCTTCGACATATTTTTCACAATCTCTACTACTCAACGCACGTTGATAGTTTTCTAGATATTTTCTGAAGGCTTTGGATTTAACACGCCGAAGCTCGATATTCAAATATTCAAGAACTGCTTCGATCTCCTGTAATTGATTAAATCGTTGTTCAACAATGCCAGGCAAGGCCGCTGAAGATTTCTCTACGTTTCCGTAAATTTTTACTTCTTTGCGGGCCTCTTCTAGCTCGTTGTAAAAGTGATCTAAACAATTTGGAAGATGTGCTATGTCTTTACTGACTTTAGCATACCAACTCATTAATAGTCCTCGTCGGCTTCGTCAAAATCCCAATTATCTTCTTCGTCCTCATCGCTTTCATCGCGATTTTCATCAAGAACAAGATTAATTGCAGTATCTAAACTAGCATCATACCCAGTTAATCCTTCAAGTGTGGTTAACTCAATATCTTTACTAAGTAAAAAATCTACATAATGACTTGCGGCTGTGTCTTTTGCTTTTTCTGAGATATATTCTTTAAATAGATCCCAAGTTTCGATAATTAGATCTTCTTCCATTATTATTCCTCAATTTCCTCAAGAGTTGATACGCTAGGAGTAAATGCAGATTCGTCCCATTCAGACATAATAACCATTAGTTTGTCTTCTGTCCAATTTTTACGGAATTCTGCAGATATTTCGCCTGTCTTCTTACTTATATATTGTAACTTATTTCCGCTCTTTGTCAAGACGCCCATTTTCTCAAATAAATCAACTAACCCAGAAGTAGGAGCCATACCTGTTGAATAAGGAATTTTAACCTGTACTGTTTCAAACGGTTTAGCATACCGAGTTTTCATAACTTTACAGGCACTACGAATACCTAATACATCACTGACTTTATTGCCGTCTTCGTCTTCTTTTAGTTTGAGTTTTTTCATTGCAACAACAATACTAGATGCATAGACAAATCCTTGTCCACCGCTAATTTTATCGTCTGGATCAAACATATCTTGTGAAGCGTAAGTATGATTTGTACAAACCATACCGACATTGTAACTACCAAACATATTAACACAGTTGCGAACAAGTGCTGTAAGTGCTTTAGGTTTACGACCCATATCACCTTTCAAATCACCTGCTTCGAACTGATTAATATCAGTAGGAGTAAGTAACATACCCAATGAATCTATAACAAATAACACCTTAGGGCGATCAGTTGGATCCATTGTTTTGTACTCTGACATAAATTCGTGAATAGTTTTAGCTACATCATCGATCATTGCCATATTAAGTTTTAGAAGTTTATCATCGGCTGTATCTACTCCTAAATCTTTTAACCACTTTTCATCGAGTGCATTTTCGGAATCAATTAAGATTGTAAAAATACCTTGCTCTTGAGCGTGTTTAATAATATTACCAGAACAGATATAACTTTTACCTGCTCCGGATTCACCTGCAAAAACTGTTACCTTACCAAGAGGAACTCCCCTAAAGAAGTCCCCTGATATAAGATAGTTTAGTGCATAGTTGCCAGTTGAGATCCAATCAGTTGGATCATTGAATCCAATTCCTAAGCCATCAATACTTTTAGTGATAGACTTACGGAACTTTGAAATATCAAAGCTCTTTGTCATAGTCTATCTCCTTAGTTTGATTGACGTTTACGAATCATTGCAATAATGTCTGCGGCACGACTTGAAGCATCGCCACCAGCTGATGCAGGTGCAGATGTTGTTGGTGTCAGCTCAGCATCAAATGGTGCAACTTCATCTTCATCTACTGTTGTTGGAGCAGGTGCAGATGCTTTAGCAGGTGCAGGTGCTGGTGTGTTTGTAGTCGAACCTGTTGCTTGTCCACTACCGCCCATTCCTGCTGGTTTGAAATATTGTCCCCAACGGTCCATATCAAATGCTTCGCCATCTACTGATGCTTCGAACATTTCTTTCATAACCTTGAGTTCTACTTCGCCTGGTTTCTTTGGCAAAAAGTCTGATAAATTAAACAAACCATATTGCTCAATTGCGGCTTTTTCTGCATCACTTAGTGCACGTTCACGACGAGCCCAGGTTGATGTAGAATAATCAGCATATCCACCTTTAGATGTTTTTGCAATCTTGAAATCTAAACCACGCAAATAGTCTGTTGGCAATTCTTCAATCTCACTATCCATTAGTGCATTTTTAACAATGTTAAAAATTTGACTACCAATGATAAATCTACGAATTGGATTTGCTGGAGTTTGGTCTTCTTGTAATTTTCCATCAACTACAAAGCCTTGGAACAAATAAGATTTTTTCTTCCAGTATTTACGACCCATATCTTCTAAAGATTTATCCTTAAACCAAGGACGTACTTCTGTTAAGATTGGACAAGTCTCTCCCCACATTTCCATACAAGGAACTTGTACAAATGATGGTTTGCTGTTTGTATCACCTTTGATTCCGGCGAATGGTAACTTAATTAAGTTACGTTCTTGCCAAAAGAAAGTGTTGTTTGTGTTACCATCTGGTAAGAATCTAACTGTAGTTGTTGATCCTTCTGGAGCATTCCAGTGAGGGTAAATTGCGTTGTCTCCACCGCCCGTGCTACCGGTGTTTTGTTGAGATGATGCTTGAAGTTTTGCGCGAATTTCTGCTAAAGTTGCCATAATGTTTTTCCTTAATAAATGTAATTTTATGTGCCATTCCTTTAAAGCCCACTGACTAAAAAGAAAAAGTGCATATAGTTAACTATACGCACTTTTATTTATTATTACAACCTAAAAGGTGTTTATAATATGGGTTATTTTGCCAAACCTGCTAATTTTAAAATATCTTCTTTTGGGTCCATTGCTTGTTTCATACCTTGTTTTGCTAAATGTTTGGCCATATTTTTATCTTTGATTGTATTTCCAAATTCATCTTTATGTGGGCCTGTATGTGTTGTATAAGGGGGATTAAATGGAGGTGTTTCTTTTTTATCAGTTTTTTCTGAGTCTTGTTCACCTATGCCTTCTACTTTGGTTTTAATATTGCCTACTAATTCTTTTAAACGTGCTAGTCCATCTGTATGATCTACTGGACTAATTTGACCGTGACGTTGTTGCCATTCATTGGTAAGTTTTTCCATAAATGCTTCGGCCATTTTAGCAGCCTGCTCGCCTGCATCTTCTCCAAACTTTTCTGCAATAGCTTTTTTAACATCTAATGCAATACCTTCTTCTCCACGGAATGGGCCTACATTTGGGTTATCTCTATTGTAAAAACTTTTAACAATTTTTGCTACTTCTTTGATCATTGCTTTTGGATCTGCATCTTCCATTGTGCCTACAGCATAACCATTCATACCTATATCATTATTTTCAAATGCTGGCATAATTCCGTGAACTGTAGCAACACCCGATCCTCCTTGACCAGTAGGAGTTGTTTCCGTAGTCGGTTGTTCCTCTGGCGCACCGACTTCTTGCGAAGCAGGTTCGGTTTCACTCATTCCTAATGCTACTGCTAATTCTGGATAATCTTCATTGGCCCAAATTTTAAAAACTTCAAGTGCATCAGTTGTAGAATCAACATTTGCCATATCTTTTAATTTTGTTTCTAAATCAGTGTCATCTAATCCAAATTCTTGAAAGAATTGAATAGCAGTTTGTCCGTCGAGACCTAACTCTAATTCAGGGCCGCCTGATGTGCCTTGTGGTAATTGTAGTATTGCTTGTTTTAATTCTTCAATTTGATCGTTGGTTAATTTGCCTTGTTCTACTGATTCGGCCCAAGATTCAAATGCATCTAGTTCATTCTCTTTAACTGATTCATCTGTTTCGGTATGACCGTGTATTAAACAATGTTCTTCACCTAACTCGTCACAAGTACACTCTGAACTTTCGCCTACATAAGTATCTAAATCAACCTTGTTTGCCTCGCTCATAATTTTATGCAACAGTGGGAAATATGCTGCCAATTCTTCTTGGAAATTTGTTTGTGTAAATTTTTGTTTATATTCTTCCATAGCAACAGCATCTAGTTCAATGCTGTCGGTGACTGGTTCTTGAAATTCCGACATCCATTTTTCATAATGATGACGTTTACCTAATGCCTCAATTTGCGCCTTTAGTTCGTTAAGGCGGCCTATGGCTCGCTCTGTAATTCCTGTTGCATCATCGTGCAAGGTGGCTTTGTGTATTTTTCTTTGAAATTCTTGTAATTGTGCGATTTGTTCGCTCATTTTAATAATTGCTTTGCCTGCTGGATCATGTGGAATGCCACCGTGATCTACGTGTTGTGCCATGGCGAATGCACCAGCTGGGTGAATGAAAGGATATTTAAATCTTTCCCCATCGTGATTCTGAATAAAGATTGCCTTGATGTTTTTCTTTTGACTACGAGCACCTGGATACATTTCATCTACTGCTCGAGCATGACGAACAATAACTTCTGTTTGTCCTTTTACTGCACGGCTAGTTTTCTTTGTGCTTTTTTGATTCCAACGGCTTTCTCCTAGATGTTGCTGTGTCCTGCTTTTTAGCATCGATAATAATTTTTCAGCAACCTCTTCAGGATAATCTTCGTATGCGCTACCTAAATCATATTGTAATTTATCAAATTCCTTTTGGATATAGCGACCAACAGGATGTGTTATAGAATCCCCGGCATCTACTATTTTCAAAATAGTATCACTATTAAATTCTGGGCTGTTTACTACTTTACCAACTTTTTGCATCAAGGCATTGTTATCAACACTAGGACTCATTCTTGATATCAAACGATCACGTGGAGTGTTTGTTAATTCGCGTCCAGCGTTTTCTGATACGCCTTTTTTGATTTTTTTAGTTTCGTTCATATTCATAGTAGGTTCTTCCTTGGGGCCTTGCGTAGTAGCAAGATGTTGAAAATCGTTTTTGTCAAGATTTGTTTTAGCAATGTCTCTAGTATCAAATCTCAGTAATCTTCGCATAGCAAAAAATCTCATTTCTTTTAAGAAACTGTACCACTCTTTTTTAGCAGGGTCATCTTGATTTTCTGTAATGCCTTGGCTATAGTAAACCTTTAGGCTACCTAGATCGTTTAGGCTAATGCTAACACGGCCTAGATTGTTGCCTTCTAAGACAAAGTCAAAATCAAAGAAACGAGCCTCTGCGGGATCAATGGTAACTGCACCTGTTTCGTCGCCCATTTCTAAATTTGAGAAACGTGAGCGGACTTTGTCAAACAGGTCTTGGGAAATAATTTGAATAGGTTTCATACGCTTATTTATATTAAAATGTGTTTATATAAATGGGCAAAGGCATTATCCACTCATCCTCTACTTCTTCCCGCATTTTATCGTAAATTGCAGGATCCCATTCTTGTAATATAATTGCCATACGTAGGGCAAGTAAAATACTACTAACTAGGTCATCGTGTGTTCCTGTTTTACCTGAAAAACTTATGCCTTTGGCAACAAAAGTTTTAAGTTCACTGATCAGAGACTTTGAATTTAACTTCATTCTGTTGCTTTCGATAAGGTGTTTTAGTTTAGCACAGATAGAGATTTTACTGGTATGTGTTGTATTAAACCCTTTTCTAAATCTGCGGACGTGACCTTTCTTTATTGGTTCACTTAAAAATAATCCACGAATACTTTCCTCACCTATTTCATTGATAGTAACAAGTGCCGCTTCTCCTACAGTATTATTTTCAACAGAGTAATATAAACTTGCCTGCGATCCTTTGTCAGCACACTCTTTGTCAATAAAATTACAAATATCTCTTAGTATTCTAACCTGCCCCTGTATCGGGGTAGTATTATGATGCCACTCTGCAACTTGTTCAAAAGATGGTAATTCTAATACCTGTATGGCCGCAGGATCTCCACCGGTGCCTAAACTAGGATCTAGTGCTACGATATATGTACGCTTGGGATCTATTTTTTTATACCAACGACATTGACCCATTTTCATAATAGGTTCTTTGCCTTCTAAGTCTGCTAATTTTATAGCACTTATAAGTGTTTCATCAAATACCAAGAATTCACAATCGTGTTCTCGACGGAAACGTTCTTCTCCAATACGACTACGTTCAACTTCAGCCCAAGCTTCGTCTCGTTCAGGATGTTCACTCCAATGAGCCTTGAATGGAAAAAATCCATTTTTTCCTGTAAGTGTGCTGTTTCCGAATTCATCTGTACGCTTATTTGCTTCGTGCCATATTTGTGCAAATTGATCCTCGTCACTGTTAGGAGTGCTTGTAATAATTGCTTTACCACCAGTAGCAAGTGTAGGTGAAATTGAAGTCCAGAATTCACTGGCTACATTAGGCGGAACAAACGCAAACTCATCTGCGTATAGTAATGATAGTGACATACCACGACCTGTTGTTTCAGTTGTTGTCTGTGCTACAATACGACTACCATTTTCAAACTCTATACTTTGTTTGTTATAACTTGTACAACCTGCACGAATATGATCTGGACACATTTCGTAGGCATAACGAATACGTGCCATAATTTCCTGTGCGCCAGTATATTTGTGTGCGGCAATTAATATTGTACTATCTGGTATGAACATCGCAAACCATAATAGATAACCTGATGCAGTAGTGGTCTTACCTGTTTGTCTAGGTAACAAATTTATATTAAATCTATGTTGGTGATAGCTGTCAATTAATCTACGCTGATATTCAAATGCTTCGTATTTTAACTTACCTTTAACAGGATGTTGAATAAAGAAAAAATTGTCTAAAAAATGATGCGGACCATTAACAGGGTCCATACATTTACCCAGGTCAATAATATCTTGTTCAGTAAACTTTTGTGTACTGTGCGGACTTTTAACTAACTTACCGTCTAAATTTTTTGATCCCATAATATTATTTAATGAAAAAAATAGCCTCCGAAGAGGCTATTTGGATTGTATTTGTTTTAACAATTACATCTGAGGAGCAACATAACCGTGTGCGTTTTCCAAATCATACCAGGCACACATCTTACCTTGACACATTGCTACAATTACAGGAGATCCTCGATCATCAATAGCATCTACTTGCAAACTTTTTTTCTTAAGAAAGTTTACAAAACTTTGTGTAGCCTTGTCATCATTGTCAGTGTAACGACCTTTGAAATTTGGTTCATTTCCGTTAACAAATTGTTCATAGTCTTGATCACCTCTAACACTATGCCATTCGTCACTGCCTGGAGAATTTATATGTGGAACACTTTCTGCAATGAATTTTTGATATTCGGCCATTAATGATTCATATGTAGCAGTAGGTTGTGTACCAATACGTTTTTCACCATTACTTGTTTCACCTGCGCCACCTTGATTTTCGTGATTAGCAAATTCTTCAGCATCGAACGCATTTGCACTATTAGGATCAGCAGGAGTATTATCCCAACTTTCGTCAGTTTCTTCCTCATCACCTTCTTCGTCATCCATATGAAGTTTATCAATTACTCCACGCATAACTTCGCCATCACTAGAAGAAGGACCAACTGATGCAACAGGTTCAGCTGTTAATGTCATTGGTTCAGGTTCAATACCTAAGTGCTCTGGCTCTACTTTCTGTAGCCCAGCAAGACTCATGATATCTTTAAGCATACCGCTTAGTTCTTCACCGCTACCTGCTGTCATATTGATACTAGCAGGAGTGTGTGATTGTCCTGGCATTATACCCATTGGCCCACATTCAGCTATATCTGAGCTTTCAGCAATAACTGCAGGTTCTGTAGTTAAACTATTTGAATCTAGTTCTGCAAGGCGTTTTAATACATCGATCATTTGCATAATATTAATTTCCGTTAAGTGCTTTTACAACATAAGTTCCTTGATCTTTAGCGATAGGGCTAGTTGTATTCTGTGGAAAATCATTTGATGTTTTTCCTGGGTTTTTCATAATGTCATCTGGCGTAGGAGTAGGGATTTGTTCTCCCATTTCTTTACGTTGTAATTTCAAAATGTCATTTAATTCTTTTACAAATCCAGAATTGTATT